CGACTCTATCGGAGTAGGGGCTGGGACAGCAGATAGGCTTAGGCAGTTAGGACTACCAGTTAAAGATGTTGTAGTAAGTAACAAGAGTACAGATCCCAACACCTACTCGAACCTGAGGGCACAGCTTTGGGGGAAACTACGCGAATGGCTTTCGATGGGCGGGGCCGACATCCCTATAGAAGCTACAGATAAAGAGGCGAACCTGGCAGCACAACTTACCTCTATGGAGTATGGATATAACAATAAGATGCAAATCCAGCTCCTATCTAAAAAGGATCTTAAGAAAATGGGACACGCCTCTCCAGATATAGCGGATGCACTCTCATTTACATTTGCTGATGCAATCTTCGAGCATAGACCCAGGAATAGGTTTAGAAAAGAAATACGAAGGGGTAAATTCTTGTGGGTATAAAAGTGTGCAGTAAGTGTAAAGAACCTCTTGAAGATGCTTCTGAGTTCTACAACAAGTGTGCATCTAGTAAGGACGGCTTACAGCCAATGTGCAGAATCTGCCAAGGAATATTAAGCACTGTATATGGCAGAAAGAATTCAGAAAAGAGAAAGAGGTTTAGAAAAGATAATCCACATATAAAAAGATTCGACCACCTTAAGAGGAGGTACAATACTGATATAGAAAGTATCTCTAATATAATGAATGAACAGAGGGGTATTTGTCCTATATGTGAGAAGTCTTTAGTGTATCCAGATTCGAGAATAAACTATAGTATAGATCATAATCACAACACAGGGAAAGTCAGAGGTCTCCTGTGTGGAGATTGTAACAGAGCTTTAGGTATAATGAAAGAAGATAAGAAAGCTATATTAGCTATGGTATCATACTTAGAGAAATACGAGGATACATAATTTGGATACGTATAATGACCGTCCAGCTCTTGTCATAGCAAATGCGGATGAAGTAGATGAGATGCAGAAGAGGCTAAGGCGATACGATGAAGAAGAGCCTGAGGAGAAAGAGGAAGAGTACTCAGCTCTATCAACCTACATAAGAGGCATCTATCAAGAGAATAGGGATGCAAGAACTTCCTCTGGTATTGAAGAGAAGATGTTCCAGAGTCTTAGGGCCTATAATGGTAACTATGACCCTGAGGACCTAGCACTTATACGGGCATCTGGCGGTTCTGAGATCTACATGAACCTGACTCCGACCAAGTGCCGTGCGGCTATGTCATGGATTAGAGATATCATGATGCCAGCTAAGGAGATTGCTTGGGGCTTTGAGCCTACATCAGTGCCTGATCTGCCTCAAGATATTGTAGATCAGATAGAGCAACACATCAATGCACTGGCCAACGAGGAAGCTACTATGCCTCCAGGCCCTGAAGGTCAGCCACAAAAACCATCAGCCCAAGGTGCAGCCCAGAAGCTTCAGGAGATTAATCAGCTGAAGAGGGATGTTGAAGATGCTATCCAGGATGAGATCTTTAAGGTAGCTCAGGCTGAGGTTAAGAAGTTTGAAAGGGTAGTAGCTGATCAGCTCGCTGAAGGTAATTGGGATAGGGCACTCTCTGAGTTCATTGAAGACTTCTGCGTGTTCCCTGTTGCGATCCTCAAGGGTCCGATCATCACCAAGAAGAAGCGATTGACTTATGTTAATGGTACGGCTGAAGAGGTTGAGGATTATATCTTCCTAAATAAGAGGGTATCTCCTTTTGATATCTACCCATCAGCCAGTGCTACAGATATTCAGGATGGTGATCTCTGTGAGCACTTAAGGTTTGATAAGAAGACCCTATACAATATGATAGGGACTAAGCATTATAAAGAAGATGCAATCAGAAAGGTACTCGCTGACGAGGCTGGGTACTGTGGGATTATAGCTGATAACGGAATTGAATCAGAAAAGATTATAGAGGAGATGAGGGGTGACACCTTTAGGGCTAATAAGGGAATCATCCATGGTATTCATTTCTTCGGGAGTGTACCATATAGTGAGCTAAAGGATTGGGGATTCGACGAAGATATTATAGGAACTGATGAGGATAAGCAGTTCGAGGTCGAAGCAATCTTAGCTGGAAATGAAGTCATCAAGTGTGTAATTAATGATGATCCTCTCCTCCGGCGACCTTATTACAAAGCATCCTTTCAGAACATACCGGGCAGTTGGTGGGGAAGATCTCTCCCAGAGATGATGAGAGATATTCAGCGAATGTGCAATGCTACAGCGCGCGCCTTAGCTAACAACATGGGGATCGCGTCTGGCCCTCAGATTGAGATCTATGTTGACAGGCTTGCCGATGATACAGGCATTGATAGCATACAACCCTTCCATGTCTGGCAGCTTACCTCAGACCCATCAGGATCTGGAGGAAGAGCAGTCAACTTCTGGCAGCCTACGTCAAACGCACAGGAACTCCTCGCAGTCTACAAAGAGTTCGAGATCCGAGCAGACGACGCAACAGGAATCCCTAGATACGCTTACGGAAATGAGAGAACAGGTGGCGCAGCTCAGACAGCTAGTGGCCTCTCAATGCTCCTTGAGTCAGCAGCTAAGGGGATTAAGGACTCAGTACGAAACATTGATTATGGGGTTATTAAGCCCCGAGTAGAATACCAGTTCTATTATAATGTAGTTAGTAACGATAGTGTTAGCTTTACAGGAGATATTAATGTAATTCCTCGTGGGTCAGAGATGCTGACCATGAAGGGTGCTAGTGAGATGAGACGTAATGAGTTCATCCAGATCCTAGCAAATCCAATGTATGTTGATATTGTAGGTATGGAAGGTATCGCAGATATCTTAAGGGAGATGGCTAAGTCACTAGGACTTGGACATAACATTGTACCTAGTAGATTGGAGCTGAAGAAGAAACAAGAAGAAGCTAAACAGGCTCAGGCTCAGGCACAGGAAGCTCAGGCTCAAGAGACTCAGACCAAAGCACAAGTTAGTCTACAGGCTACTCAGATGCAGGTACAGGGTCAGGATGCTATGAACCAGAGATCGCTGCAACTTAAGGCTGAAGAGATCAAGGCAAAGATTGACCAGAGCGAGAAAGACCGACAGGTTAAGATAATTGAACTCGAGCAAGCTAGAGAGAGTAGTATTTCTAAGGAGACTTCATCGCTACAGAAACAACAGATGATCGAGGCCAATAAGGCCTTGGCTATGGATAAACAAATTGCACTAAGCCTACAGACCGATGATAAGGTCAATGCACAATGAAGGTGACTACAGAACAGAAGAAGAGGATTGGGCATGGAGACTTCCATACTCTCAAGAATCTTCTTCTTATAGAACTGGAGGATATAAAAAAGGATCTCTTAGTGTTTAAACCTGAGAGGTCCGAGTATGATAACATCCTGAGGGGTAGAGGTCTACTGGCTCAGGAATTAATTAACTTGCTCAGCGATTGAGCAGTAACAACCAATCTAGAAAAGTAAGCAAACGCCTGATCACCTATAAGGTCCAGAGCACCCCTGCTGAAATCCTACTGGAGAATGTATGTCGTTAAAAAGAGCACTAGCTGAAGAAGCAGAATTGGAAAAGCAACTCCTCGCTGTGGTAGCTGACCCCGACTCGTCGACCAGCACCCCTGTCCCGAATGTGGATACCTTTAATCTCGATGAAGATGATGGTGATCCTACTGACTCCCAAGTGGATCCTCAGGTAAGTACGGAAAGTGAAGCTGACAAGAAGATTAGACAGTCTTGGAAACAGAGATTTGCAAACTATAAAGGATCCACAGATAAGACAATCTCGAACCTTCGTAAGGATAATCTGGTTTTGATCGGCCAGATATCTGATGCCCGCAAAGAAATCGACAGGCTTGCAGCCCGTATCGCAGATATGCAGAATAGCGGTAAAGATCTTTTTGGAGACTCGATCACTCCTGAAGATGTCGAGACCATTGGAGTCGAAGCAGTAGATATTGTTAAGAAGGCTACTAAGAGAGCAACCGAAGCTGCAGTCAATCCTCTTAAGGAGGAGATCAACAAGCTTAAGGCTAAAGAGCTTGAGATGATCAAGAAGAACGCTGAAGAGCGTAGAGCAGCTGAGTACAAACTATTCACAGCAGATCTCGGAAGACTTGTCCCAGACTATCAAGCAATCAATCTTGACCCCGGCTTTGAAGTCTTTATGATGGCAACAGATCCCGTAACTGGTGAGCGTAGGTTGGATTCTTTTAGGAGAGCTGAGGATTATCTGGATGCTGATAGGGTAGCCGATTTCTTCTTAGATTATAAAGCTAGTATTCCGAAGAGTAAAAAAGAAATGTTGGAAGATAAAATTACACCAAGCGGTGCGGCTTCCAGCTCAGCACCTAGTGTTAAGAAGGTAGAGACCTTCTCTATCAGAGAAGTGAATAAGTTCTTTGATGATGTTAGCAAAGGTGCTTATAGAAATCGAAAGAAAGAAGCAGATGAACTTGAGGCTAGAATAATTATTAGGAGATTTACAAATGGCTAATGGTCCCGCTCGTGCGTTAGATGCTGCAACTAGTTATGTTGGTAATTATCCGACCTATGCGTCTGATAGCACCTCGAAGTTCACCCCGCAGCTCTTCTCTAAGAAGATGCTTCGGAATTTCTATCAGTCCACCGCATTCTCTGAGATTGCTAATACGGACTATGAGGGTGAGATTGGTAAGGTTGGTGACTCTGTCATCATCCGCACGACTCCTACCATCGCAATTAATGCATACACTGTAGGTCAGAATCTTGTATATGAGGTGCCGGAGTCTGCGAACATCTCACTGACTATTGATAAGGCTTGGTCTTGGAGTTTCAGGATCGACGACATTGATGCATTCCAGACTGATTTGGATGTTGTCAATAAGTTCACTGCTGATGCCGGCGAGCGTTTGAAGATTAAGATTGATACTGACTGTTTCCAGTATATCTCTGATAAACCTGCATCCACCAATAAGGGTGCTACTGCTGGTGCTATCAGTGCTAATATCAATCTTGGTGCTGCAGCTGCTCCGGTTACCGTCACTAGTACCAATGCGTCGGATCTGATTATCGACGTTAATCTGGTCCTGGATGAAGCTAATATCCCGGATGCTGATAGGTTCCTCGTACTTCCTGCATGGTATATTGCCCTGCTGAAGAAGGGCGACCTGAAGCGCGCTGACGTAACTGGCGACTCGACTGGTGTTATTCGGTCTGGTATCGTCGGTATGATTGACCGTACTAAGATCATACAGAGCAACTTACTGTATGTTGTGTCTGATACTGTACCTTGTACCTTCTGTATGGGTGGTACTAAAGAGGCTACGACCTTCGCTTCTCAGCTGACCAAGACTGAGACTCTAAGGATTCAGGATTCTTTTGGTGACTACATGCGTGGTCTGGCTGTCTACGGCCGTGAGGTTGTTCAGCCGGAAGCCCTTGTAGCCCTGTATGTAAGGAAGTAATAACAACACCTCCTAAGCCTTAACAGAAGGTCTGTCAGAGAAAACTGTGAGACACTCTGCATCTGTAAAGGTTCCTTCGGGCTCACCCAAGGAGGTTACTAACTAGCCCCTCTAAGAATTCCATATCCTCAAGGTATTGATTACTTAGAGGGGCTTTTCTATTTAAGCAAAGGAAAGTATAAATGTTTGTATATGTAAACAATAGACAGGACGGTACAGTTCATATCGTAACGATGGATCGTTGTGAAGCAGAACCTTGGAGATGGGAATATGTAGGTATCACCCCTGGGCAGGAAGATGTCGTGTATCCCGAAGCTGCTAAAGACCCAGAGGTAGAAGTAGTTGAACCTAAGAAGAGGGTATCTAAGAAATAATGAACTTCCTAAAGATGGCTCAAGAAGTAAGGCTCAAAAGTGGAGTACAAGGAACTGGACCATCTTCAGCAGATACTACTGGATACGACCAGATCTTCTTGGTGGTAGTTCGAGATGTTTGGAGAGATATCCAAGCAGCCAAGAAGACTTGGAAGTGGATGAGGGTGTCAAGTTCTGTAGCTACTCAAATTGATAAGACAACCTATACTCCAGCAGAAGTGTTTGGTCCTACAAATAGACTTAAGAGATACTACAATCATACGTTCTTCATAGAGAAGGATGGGAAGAAGTCCGAACTAAGATACTTACCATATGAGTATTATATCAGGAAGCATCTGAATGATACATCAGCAGTAGTACCTTCAGAGTTTACTATAAGAGAATCAGACAATGCGCTGATATTTCCTAAACCTGATGGCGCTTACTGGATTTATTTCGATTATCATAAGACCTTTCAGAACCTGATAGCAGCTACAGACACCCCAGAGTGTCCAGAAGAGTACCACAATATTATTGTGTATGGTGCTACAGCTTCTTACTGTTTAAGCATGAGCATGTCTGCCCTACAGCAAGAGTACTCTCAGAGGTTTACTGAAGGTTACGACCAGATGGTACGTGAACAAGTACCTAGAGAAGTATTTAAGATAGGTGGAATAGCATGACGACACCACGGAGAATAAGTTTTCCAGAAGTAAAGACAGAGGTTATACCGTTTGATGGAGGGCTTAATGAGACTGTATCTTCTCTTGAGATGAAGCCTGGAGAGCTTA